CGGCAATCGACAACTCCTCTAATGAGCGAGAAGACGGTTGTCGTTTTTTTGTGGGAGCAAAGCAGTGAATTTATTTTATTTAGATAAAGATTTAGACAAGTGTGCAGAAGCTCATGTTGACAAACATATTGTCAAAATGCCACTAGAAGTAGCACAGATATTATGCACTAGCATTTGGATAGACAAGTTTCTAGGGTTTGTACCTAGAGCTTTAAACGCAGAAGAAAGAGAAGTTCTCAATAAAGAGAAAGCATTAATTAAACATCTTCCTCCTGCAGAAAGACCAATCACACCATACTTACCAATGATGTATAATCACCCTTGTACAATATGGGCGAGATCATCATTAGACAACCATGAGTGGACACATTGTTACGGCAATGCGTTAAACGATGAGTACAGGTATAGATATGGTAAAGAACATAAGTCTATACATGAAGTAGTTAACAAACTCCCTGAACCAGTAAATATGAAAAGAGTAGGCTTTACAGAGTTCGGTCTAGCAATGCCAGACGAACTTAAAGACTATGATAATCCAATACAGTCGTATCGTGATTATTACCACCTTGATAAAGCTACCTTCGCTACTTGGAAGTTCAGAGATAAACCACATTGGTGGAATGAAGACTACGCAGACTATGAACAAAGGATAACAAGATAATGGAATGGACAGAAATTTTAAATAACTTATTTGGTTTTGCCATAGTTATATTTATGGGTTGGTTTGCGTGGGAGTCTACTTTATTAGTACACGAACGCAACAAAAAAAGAAGAGAAACCTTCGACAAATCAAAAATTAAATACAGAGATGGAGACAATACATGAATAAAGTAAAGATATATAGTAAGCCAGACTGTGGCTATTGTGTTATGGCAAAGAACTTGGCAGAGCAACGGGGTTGTCAAGTAGAGTATCTTAGTATGGGTGAGGATTATTCACCCCAAGAACTTATGGAAACATTCCCAGGAGCTAGAACATTTCCACAAATTATATTTAATGGAGAGAAAATTGGGGGATACTCCGCATTAGTAGAGATATTAACCAATGAAGTATAAATTTAGTGAAGATAGAGTGCTCAATATGGTCAAGCATCATATTGACAGCACTTATGATGAACATTATAGTAAAGAGAAGATTCAAGCTACTGAGTTTATTATAGACTCAGGTATGGGCGAAGGTTTCTGCATGGGTAATATTATTAAGTATGCGAAACGATACGGAAAGAAAGAAGGCAAGAATCGAGATGATATCCTTAAAATAATTCACTATGCTATTATTTTACTCGGAAGTATTCAAGAAGAACGCTCCCAAGAGTTCCATGATTATTTAGATGAATTACAAGACAGGGAAGATTAGATGGCAATAAAAAGCAAAGCACATGAGAAACTCTCATATGAGAACGTAGACAGGGTAATTGAGTATCTTTCACAAGATAATCCTATTACTAAAAAGGAAGCATGTGAAGTTCTGAATATTAGGTATAACACGACCAGACTTCAGAGAATCATAGACGACCATAATGATATAAAAAATCACAGAGAAACAAGAAAGAGCCAAAACAAAGGCAAAGCTGCTTCTCGTGATGAGATAAAGTCTGTCGTGCAAAGTTATTTAGATGGGTTTAATATATCTCAAATTGCTGAGTCAATATATCGTTCACCTTCGTTTGTGAAAAATATAGTAGAAAGACTCGGCATACCGCAAAAGCTGGCGGAATCAGACTACGAAGCTATGAAAGAATATATGCTACCAGAAGAATGTGTATCAGAAAGTTTTTCATACAATGAGAAAGTTTGGTTTCCTCGCAAAAACAAATTTGCCCTTGTTAAAGACGAAATAACCCCCGCATATCAAGCCGAACGTAGAGGCTATATGGGGTATGGAGACATAAAGAAATGTGTCAACTATGAAGATAAGTATGGAGCTAAAATGTATAAAGTATATGTTTTAGAGCCTTGTGATACTTCGCAGACATTATTTCCTTGGGTTGATGGAGATAAAACAGGGTATTGGGCATCAGCTCTTGCATATGATATGGGAAGCCTACGACACTTAGACGAGTATTTATAAGGAATGAAAAATGGAGATTTTTATCGCATTTTACTTCTCAGGTGTGGGGATTGCCATGTATAAGATATGGTACCCTAGCTATATGATGATAAAAGAAATAGACCCAAACAATATTATGACTTACAGACCGTGGATGAGCCACTTAGTAGTTCTAATATTGTTTACTGTATTCTTACCTGTAATGTTA